GGCTCGAACTGGTGATGTAGAAGAGCTTGGGCAGAAAGTGGACACGTTCGATGCTGTGGTTGCTAATAAGGCGACTATTAAGGATCTGGAAGTTGAGCGTGCTCGAGTAGATGATCTTGTTGCCGATAATGTTGTTATTAAAAACCAGCTTACCGCAGATTCTGCAGAAATCAAAGATCTCAAAGCAGATAATGTCGATATTAAAGGAAAACTAACCGCCAGAGATGCAGAAATTGAAAATCTGAAAGCAAATAAGATTGACGCGGAAGTTGTGTCGGCGAATTATGCTACAATCAAAAATCTTGAGGCTACTCAGGCGAGTGTGAAAGAACTCTCTGCCAACAAAGCGAATATCACAGATCTTACTGCAGCTACCGGTCGGATTGATAAGTTGGAATCAAAAGATATCGAAACCGATAAGCTCATTGCCGGTAAAGCAGATATCACAGATCTTACCGCAGCTACCGGTCGTATTGATAATCTGGAATCAAAGAACATTGAGACAGATAATCTCGTTGCCAAAAAAGCAGATATTGATCTTGCGAATGTAAATAATGCATGGATCAATAAAGGTGTTCTCAAAGATGGCTCCATCGGTTCGGCGGCAATCCATGAAGGAGCTGTAACAAACGCTAAGATTGCTGATGCGACGATTGAAGCAGCGAAAATCAAGTCTATCAATGCAGATTCTATTGTAGCCGGTACGATTAAGACAGAGCGCCTTATCATCGCCGGTCCGGATGGTCAGGACTCTATTGTCAAAGCAATCAACATCGCAAATGGCGTATCTGAGGCAAAAGTGAATGGTCAGAAGATCCAGGCTGCTTCTATAGATGTCGTTGACCTATCTGCATTCCAGGCTAAGATTGCCCAGTTTGATATGAGTCAAAATGCCATCTATAGTGGCAAACTGGCTATTAATGATCCAACAAGCGGTGTGTATATTTCCACCACCGGTTTTGGGCTTGGTGACGGAGCTCTTACAAGTAAGAAAGAATCTCCAATTCAGATGTATGCCGATGGTATATTTAAGCTTAAAGGCAAGAATTCATCGTTGGAATTCAATCCAGTGACGGATATGTTAGACATTAATGTCAGCAATTTCCGGATTGGTTCAAAAGAAGCAGCCACAGTAGATAACACAATCAAATCAACGCTCGAACAGTTTTATTTATCCACATCCCCAACATCATTAGTTGGTGGTTCATGGAGTAATAATCAGCCCACGTGGACAGAGGGTAAGTATATTTGGAGACGAAATTTCGTAACCTACGGAGATGATCGTACTGAATTCACGCCTTCTGAAAACGGAGTATGTATAACCGGTAATACCGGAGCCCAGGGTGCCCAGGGCGCTCGTGGTCCACAAGGTGCCGCCGGACCCAAAGGTGAAACTGGTGCTCAGGGACCGCAAGGTGCTACCGGACCCAAAGGTGAAACAGGACCTCAGGGACCACAGGGTATCCAGGGGGTGAAAGGCGCTGATGGTAAAACATATTATACATGGGTCAAATATGCTGATTCACCTACTTCTGGTATGTCCGATAATCCAAGCGGCAAGAAGTATATTGGTTTTGCGTATAATAAAACAACAGGAACTGAAAGCACGTCTTACTCAGACTATTCTTGGTCGCTGATCAAGGGTGAAAAAGGGGAAACCGGAAATACCGGAGCTCAGGGTGCTGCCGGTAACGGTATCAAGTCGATAACTTATTACTATGCCAGGACAACATCTCAGACAGCGCCCAGTGCAGGAAACATCACATCGGCTACGATGCCCACTCTTGACGCTACGAATAAGTACTTATGGCAGAAAGAAGTAATCAACTATACGAATAACACGAATCAGACGACAGTGTTATTACTGGCTGTATATGGAAACACAGGCGCTCAGGGGCCGAAAGGCGACAAAGGAGCTACCGGACCTCAGGGACCAACTGGACCTAAAGGAGAAACTGGTGCTCAAGGACCACAGGGAAACCCTGGATCTACTGGTCCTCAGGGTGTGAGCGTTACCGCCATTAAAGATCAGTGGTATAAATCAACATCAAATACTGCTCAGACCGGTGGTTCATGGTCCGATACTCAGCCCAACTGGGAGTCCGGAAAATATATCTG